TGTGACGCTCATTACCCTATATGTAATAGTATCAATAGGTACAGTATCACCTATTTCTGGGCTGCTGGTTGTTGCCTCAAGCATAAAACGAATATCGCCCGATTTAATTAACGTCCCATCAATTTCAGACTTAGAATAATTAAAAGCCGCCCCATATCCTGTGATGGTCGTGGGTGTGCCTGGAGTTGTGATCCCTGTAACTGGATCAAAAGAACTATCAACCGCGCGTGAAATAGTCACCTGCTGACCTTTATCGGTTAGCAATCGATTAGCTACTGCGGCCATGTTGTCGTAAAAGCTCATACTCTCACAGCCTGTAACATTCCGTTACTTTTTAATAACTTGCTTAGTTTTGAGTGTGCCGCTTCTAAATAAGTACTGTCTCTAGCACCTGTCGCGTATTCTACTTCGATCTCCCCTACACGCTCTTTAATTGTTTCACGTGGAACGTTAGCGAGTGGGTTTGTGCCTGAATCGATACCTATTGCAAGCTCCATCTGGGCTTCTTTTAGTAATGCCGGTATTTCAGTCGTATCTATTGAATAGCCGTCAATATAAACACTTGTCCGCGGCCACTGCAATGCTTGTGCTTTTGTATTCTTATAACCTTTGAACATTTGCTGCTCTAAATAATCCATAGCTAATATAAGAACTTCAGAAGCTGTACCATAAGTCCCTGTAAGGGTTATGGCTCTTTCTGCATTATAGGCGGTAAAGTTAGCTTCACTCACATAACTTGTCGAACTGGCTGAACCTGTCCCGCTTTCTACTGTTATCGTGGCCATTATCTAGCCTTTTTAGCCTTTGGCTTTGTTTCTTTCTTTGGTTCTGGTTCTGGTTCTTTTTTACCATGTATAACGTCATCCTTACTTAAATCGGATTTATTTATAATAATAAAACCATAGTCATTATCGGCAACAATTTTAACTGTTTCGCATACGCCCATTTGAATCTCCTTAGAAAAGAGGGGCAGTGCCCCTCATAGTGATTAGCCTAGTAAAGTTACTACGCCGTCAGACTTCCATACCTTCTGTCCCCATGCTGCGGCGACTTCAAACATAGACTTCCTGTAGCCTTTATAAGCTCGGATTTCAAATACCAGACCTGAGAATGGGTCTTGAACAACCATAGCGTCTGTAGCTGCGTCACCGCCTTCTGGTACGGCTGGAGCACGTAGTACAAGTTCAGCAGCTCCACGTTTAACAGCAACGTTGCCTGTAAACGCAGCACCTATGGTCATGGCTGTGGCTGAAGTTGTAATAGCTACACGTAACCCTGGTGATGCCAATGTAATTGCTCCAGGTGCGCCGGTTCCAGTTTCAACAGTATAGATATCAGTATGACCTGCAAAAGTAACAGAATCACCCGCTACAACTGTTCCTGAGCCAGTTATCAGTGTGATAACAGTATCACCTATTGCATAACCTGCTGTGTCAGTTGTGTATGCTGAGCCTGTGCCTGCTGTGTGTGCTTGAACCTGTGCAGACTCTTTAAGCATAAGCTCTTGTAAATCGAGCAAAGTGCCTTGACGCAGTAATTGACTACCACCCGCCTCATTAACTTTTTGCAGTTGTGCTAATTGACGTAAATTAGTACCTGCTAATGTATTAATAATAAGTGATGTGTCACTCGCTGGTGATTGGCCATTATCAACTAATATCTGGCGCACTTCGGCGATCAGGTTAAAATCTGACGCGAAAGGAGTCGTCCCAGCAACACCGATTTTACGTGAGCTGCCTTGATATAAAGCCGTTAAAACATCAGCTTCAATCTCATTAGTCAGTGTGCGCATTGCTTGAGTGATTTGGTCGCCGTAAACAGTAGAAAAGCCCGAGCCATTATTAACGTGGCGCATATCTTCACCAGTCCAAGGAATTTGGATTGATTGAGCTTTGCTAATAGTTAAGGTTTTGTTGTCTACCGTTTGATCTGTTCCTTCAGGGATTGTCATTGCTTCAGTAATAGCGGCTGATGCTGTTGGTTGCCGTGTGAAGTGTGAACGGACAGGATCGCCTACTGCTGCACGTTCTGAACCGTCACCATTTATAATTACTGAAGATACTGCGCCTGTAAGTTCACGCCCTATCATGTCGGCTGATTTATAGATGTCTGCCGCTAAATCTGTTAGTACGTTTGCCATTGTTTAATTCCTCTAGTCGATTACTTTTCCCCCGTCTATTGCAAATTTAGACCGGGCCTGTTGGGTTAATGCGTCAAATTGTTCGCGTGTCATTTCTTTCGCAGCACCGCTGCCATTTGACCCACCAGAAGCACCACCGCCAGAGGATTTATTGCCTTTCAGAAGAGATGCAAATCTAACATCGTTCTGAAATTCTTTTTTAAGGTCGTCTAATGATGATACTGTGAGTTCTCCATCAGCATTCACCACTTGAACCTTATCGTCTGTGTATTTTAAACGCTCAGCCACAGACTTTGCGAGTAAATCCACGTTATAGCCTTCAGCCATTTCTGCTGCGAGCTTCTGTGCGGTATTCTCAAGTTTTTCCTTGGCAATACCGCCTTTTAAACCTGTTAACTCATTGAGCAGCTTTTCACGTTCAGCTTCACTCGATTTATGTAATTCTTTGTAATTACTCGACGCAAGATGTTTTTCGTTAGCTTCTTGCTCTGCGAGTTCTTCCGCCTTTCGTCGCTTCTCAGCTTCTTTTTTCTTTTCACCTAATAAGTCGTCTCTGTTAGCTAACACTGACTTATATTGCGTTTCAAAATCATCCGCTTTTGCGGCTCTGTCTGAGAGCTGTTTAAACTCCTCATCGGTTAATTCTGGCATTTCTCTTATCCTTTGGTCACAGACCATTAATCCACAAGATTTATATAACTTATAGCACCTTATATTATAATATTCAAATATTACTCAAAAGCTTGAGGTTCTAACACCCTTAATTCATCAAGCGTGTATGCTACCCCGTCAGTATTGGTGAATTTATCAATAGATAAACGCCCGTTTCTGAATAAATCAGCCCTTTCTGGCCCTAACGCTTCATTCTGGAATGATGCTGGCTGCTTTCTTAACCAGCCCCCATAAGTTGATTTTGCATGGACAGGTTTACCGCCATCAGCACCTGAGCTGGCTCTCTCACCACTTAAACCGGCTACCGTGAAAGCTGGATCTATAATCGGTATTCTGACTGAGCGGCAATTAAAATGCAGTGCAGGCATAGGCCCGGCACCTAAATCAAAGGTCTGGCCATCAAAACCGGCGCAAGTCAGACTAGTATTGCCGTCGAGCGTGGCAACAAATTCCTCTTTTTCGATAATATCTGAGTTTTCAGAATAAACCTGGTTCCTGGATACAGTACCTGCGTGATTCGCTGCTGTCCTGACTAATGCTTCAGCCTGTGCGCGTGTTCTATTCGTTACTACCCGGGTAATCTCTTTTGCCATATCAGTCGTATTTGACCCTTGAGCAATACCTGATCGGATAATATTATTTAAAGTCTGTGAGGTAGTCGATGAGAATTGATTAATAGCCTGATTAATTGTTGTGTTAATCGTTCTTTTTCCTGATATCAGGGTCATTGGCGTATCGTTAATAGCAGAAAAGACTTGATCAACATTAACACCAGCGGTCTCGACTTTTGATATTTTATCCAGTAACCGCTTAGTAAAGCCAGACTCATACTCCCCGAACTCAGATAAATCATCCATTAAAGCGGTATTCATTTTAGTCATAGAAGCATTCACTATCGAGGATAGGTCGCTTTCAATAGCAATCAGCCTTTCAGTGGGGGTATTAATGAGCTTTGACCTAACATCTCGTAACATTTGAGATATAAACGGCATCATCTTCTTAACTTCACCTGAGTTATACCGCTGTAAATAGACTTGGTGACGAGTTAAAGCGTCAATTGCAAAAGTTGTGCTACTCATCGAGTAATACCGCCATCATGATTAAAGCTAAGGTCTGTTGGTTTAGTTGCTCAATGCGCTCAAGTCTTAATCGGGTTATTTCTATCTGTGCGCGTACCTCTAACAGCTCCCTGGCGGCTTTTTGTGTTATCCCTACACTCTTGGCAATCTCTACCACTTTGGCCTTTAATACAGCCTTTTGAACCTCTCTCAGTACCTTTTTAGGCGTGATTTCAACTGATTTCTTGCCCTGCTTACCTTCTAGTCGGTAATCTCGATCTATGATATCTTTTCTGACAGCACTAAAAGCCTGCCGATAAACCCCACCGCCGCCTGCCTCTGGTTCAGGTTCTATTTCTTCCCCCGCCAGTCTGCCATGAGTAACAATGCTCAAAGGTGTTCTATTCGGCAGATAGCCTGTGGTTAATAAAGAAAGACTACTCATGTTCTGGTAGCCGTTGAGGTAGTTACACCATCCCCGGTTATATCTACGCTAATACTTCCAGAACTTTCACCTGTTGGGGTAGTAGTCCACGGATTAGACGCATTAAGCCCCCTCATTCTGTGAAGCTCATCAGCCAGCGCCTGTATCTGTTGAGTTAATGTGTCGATGTTTGTTAGTTTAGCGTCCTGTGCTGCATCTAATCCGCTACCAGATACAACAGTCTGCAATCCTGCCGAATTTCC